AGCAATCACCCGACGCGATGCCCGATTTGCCAGGATTTCGGGTGAGCGCCGCCACAGAGCCGGCCCGTTATCCTTGAACCAACCACCCCGACCCGACGGGGTGCAACAGACAGGAGGGCAGATGTCAGCATCACCCGCAACTGCCGCAGCCCAGATGGAGTACTGGGCCACCTGCGGCCCCGGAAAACCCCAGGGAGGTGACTACAGCGTCGGATACTCACAGCCGGATCGGTGGATGGCGTACGAACGATCTTCCGACCTCGGCTGGCTCACCGGCGACGCCAACATGGACTGCTCCGCCGGAGTCGCCGCCGCCTGGAACTTCGCATTCCACGCCGACGGGGAAGCCTGGAACTCCAGTGTCATGTTCCCCAGAGACACGTACACCGGCAACATCCGCGGCTACGCCGTCTCCAGGGGGTTCGAGGACGTCCACTGGGACGACAGCAGCCTCTATCCCGACGGCGGGCTTCAGCTCGGCGACCTGATCCTCTCTGAGGCGGCCTCGGGAGGAGCCGGCCACGTCGCCATGGTCACCAAGGGAGGTCTGTCCGAGGCATGGATCGCCGAGGATGGTTCCATCGACGGCTACGTCGGCGACCAGACCGGTTCCGAATGCCGGTGCGTGTCCTACGAAGGGCACCTGTACACGCAGACGGCCAGGTGGACGCACTGCCTCCGCTACCTCGGGGGCACCGCCGCTCCTGTCCCGCAGGCCCAGGAGCAGTCCCGCGCCAGCCATGACGGGTACGAGCTGTCCTACGTGCAGCAGGCCGTTCTCCGCGCTGCGGACAACGTCGGCTGCCCCTGGTGGGCTGCGCTCGCGGCTCTGTGGATGGAGACTGGCGAGTACGGGGCGAATATCTTCGGCCACGACGTCGGCGGCGCCTACTGCGGCGGCGGTGAAGTCACTGAGGAGAAGTTCCGGGATTTCTACGCGCAGATCAGCGCTGGCGCCACGTCCAATGGCGTAGGGCCGCTGCAGGTCACATACCCCGGCTACTTCTTCAACGACCCTGACCGAGCCTGGTGGGACCCAGAGAAGTCCGCCGAGGTTGGTTGCGGCATCATCCGGGACCTCATCAACGCGGAAGGTGACTCCTACGAAGACCTGAAGCGTGTCGGATCCCGCTACAATTCGGGTAGCGCTTACGGCGCCTACGAGGCGTACGGCGTGCCCTTCAGCGACCGATGCAGGTCGTGGTACAACTACGGGCGCCCTGGCGGCGCAGGACAGGAGGCATGGGAAATGGCTGAAGGTGTCGACCTTCTCAGGGAGATCAGGGACCTGTTCAGGTCCGGACAGGCTGGCGACCACTTCGCCGGCGACATGAACTGGTACGCGAAGGCGACCTACGAGGAGACCAAGGCGATCCACGCTGCGGTCGACAAGGTCCTCGACGCTCTCACTCCCGGCCAGGAGGGCGTCAAGTCCGCGGGCGCGATCTACGGTGCTGTCAACGACATCCGCACCGCCGTGAAGCCCGCTGACGTCGAGCGGCCCGACGTCGTGAAGTGACACCCCACATCGTCCCGTGTGCCGCTCATTGGTTCGCCGCAGCGGCGATCCTGGGCGCGTACTGGGTCGGGCGGCTAGAAGGCCGTCAAGAAACAACAGAGGAGAAAGATGAACCTGACTGCTGAGCAGAGCGCGACCCTGACCGCCGTGGCTGCCATCGCGTGGCCTTTTGTGCAGGCGGCCCTGGACAAGCCGTACTGGACCGCGGGCAAGCGGCGCGCCCTGACACTGGCTGCTGTTGTTCTGATCGCCGCTGGCACTTGGCTCGCGGGCGCCTATCCGGCGACCGCTGAGGCTGCCGTGTCCCAGCTGCTGGCTGTCGCCGGCCTCGTTCTCGGGGCCTTCAACATCCTGAAGAGCGTAAAGATCAACGGCCTCTCGATCCTCGACTGGGCGGGCATTGTCACTCCCGGCGGTGTCACCATGCGTGACTCTGGCGACGGAAAGCACAAGGCCTGACCGGTCTGCGCTCGGATACCCCGCCGGTTCGGTTGGACTGGCGGGGTATTCTTGTGCCCTGACCGCAACCGTTAGGAGTTTTTTCATGGCACGTCTGACATCTGCTAGGCGTCTGCGCAAAGAAGTGCTCGACGAATGGGATCTGTCGCCTGTTGAGGTGCGGATCCTGGACGACATGTGCCATGAGGCTGAGCTGATCTCTCGGATGGCGAAAGAACTGGACGGCGGCGACCTGCTGACGGTCGGTTCGACCGGTCAGATGCGACCCAACCCGCTGCTCGCTGAGATCCGGCAGCACCGGGCCGTGATGGCGTCGCTAGCGAAGGCGTTGCGCCTGCAGGACGAAACCGACGAGGCCCGTCTGGCCCGCTCCGAGCACGCCGCTACGGCCGCCGCAGGTCGGTGGGGGCTGACGCATGGCACGTCGGCGTAACAGCACTCCGGCCGAAGCCAGCGAGTGGGACGAAACTGAGTGGCCGGCAATCAAAGCCTGGTACAAAGAGCGGCTGTCCGGCCATGCGTCCATGCCGGACTGCGCGTGGCCGCCCGTCGCACACGGCCCCGTGTGGACCATCGAAGATGGCCACTGGCTCCTGCCCGATAACACGGTCGGCTGGGACGTGCTCGCCTGGGCATCGTCATCCCTGGTAGGCCCGGGCGGTGGCGCGTGGACGTTCACCCCGGAACAGGCCCGGTTCATCCTCTGGTACTACGCGGTAGACGACGATGGCATGTTCCTGGCACCCACGGTCGTCCTGCAACGCTGCAAAGGCTGGGGGAAAGACCCGCTGGCTGGTGTGATCGCCCTGAATGCCCTCCTCGGCCCGTCTTTGCCGGAGTCCATGCCGCACGGTGTCCGCGGGCGCCGCGAGCAAACGCCGTGGATCCGCCTGCTCGCCGTGTCGCAACAGCAGACCGAGAACACGATGGGCGCTATCCGAGCGATCGCCCCCGCACAGGTGCAGTCCGAGCTCGGCATACGCGTCATCTCCACGTACGTGCGCCCCACGGACGGCTCTCCGGGCTTCATCACCGCGATCACGTCGAACCCCGATGCGGCCGAAGGGTCCCGCGCCACGCTGACCATCTGCAACGAGACCCAGAACTGGACGGCGTCCAACGCCGGCATCGCGATGATGGGAGTGGTGCGCGGCGACGCAGCGAAGTCACCACCAGACCGGCAGGCACGCGTGCTGCACATCTGTAACGCCGCCCGCGTCGGCGTTGAGTCCGTAGGCCTCGCCACCAGGGAGGCGTGGGAGCAGTCCCAGGCCGGCAAGATCCGCTCCTACGGGCTCATGTACGACACGCTGGAGGCTCCACCGCAGGCTCCGCTGACCGCAGACGACGCCCCCGAGGTCGTGAAAGGCGTCCGCGGAGACGCCACCTGGCTGTCGCCGGACCGGATCGTCCAGGACGTTCTCGACCCCGAAACCCCGCCGTCCGAGTCGAGGCGGAAGTGGTACAACCAGGTCACCGCCGCCGAGGACGCGTGGGTCACTAGGGAAGAGTGGGACGCCTGCCGCGACCCGGACCTTCCTGCCCTCGACCCCGAGGACGAACTCGCCCTGTTCTTTGACGGCGGCAAGTCGGACGATGCGACCGCTTTCGTGGGCTGTCGAATCTCTGACGGCGCCGTGTTCCCGCTCGGCGTGTGGCAACGTCCGCCCGACGCCCGCGCCCACGGGTGGATCGCCCCCCGAGAGGAGATCGACCAGCGCGTCCGCGATGTCCTCGACCATAACAACGTTGTCGCCCTGTGGTGCGACCCGTCTCACGCCAAGGACGACGAGACCATGGTCGCGTTCTGGGACGGCATCATCGATGGCTGGCACCGCGACTACCGGCGGAAACTCCGCATGCCCGCATCCAGACAGCACGCCACCAGGTGGGACATGTCCGACCCGTCCCACGTGTCCCGGTTCGTCCGCGGCGTCAACCGCGTCTACGCAGACATCGAAGCCGGCGGCCTCCTACACGACGGTGACGCCAGACTCCGCGCCCACGTGCTCCACGCCCGCCGCGTCCCCTCCAAATGGGGACCATCCATCGCCAAAAACCACCGCGAGTCCAGAAAGAAAATCGACCTGGCCGTCGCCATGGTCGGTGCCCGTATAATGCGGGAGGAGTACAGAAACAGTCGCCGCAGAGGGCGCGGAAAGGTATGGTGACCGCCCATGAGTGACCGCCCCTGGGAGAAGCTCGCCGAGGACACCGCCGAGAAGCGGTGGGAAGCCCAGCAACGCCAAGAGGACCTCGTGCCCGGGTCGACCACGCCCGGCATCGGCGCTCCGCTCGCGACCGTTGACGGCGGCGGGAAGAGCGCCGACCAGCGCCGTCTCCGCGCGCTCGCGCTAGGGCCGACCCTTGCCCTGCTAGTGGACACGCTCGGCCGCCAGATCATCGCCGACGGCGTCACCCGCACCGCCGACCAGCAGGGCGACCTCGCCGCCCTGTGGGCGCCGTGGGAGCGCGCCGGCATGCCCACCAGGCAGACCGGCCTATGGAAGGCCGCCCTCGCTGACGGGGAAGCGTTTGTGCTGGTCGCCCCGAACGGCGCCGAAGCGAAGCTGGAAGCCGCTTCTGTGGCCCGTGTCGGCGTGGACTGGGGTGACGACCCGACCGCTGACTGGCCTGTCCGCGCCGTGTTCCTCACGAAAGGCGGACGCCCCACCCTGTACGTCACCGACCAGGACTTGATCCGCATCGACCGGAACAGCAGCCCTTACGAGGTCGTCCATCATGGCCTTGGCTACGCCCCGGTCGCCCGGTTTGCTCCGTACCTGTCTATTGACGGGGATGCCGAATCGCTCGTAGACCGGCTGCGCATCCCGGCACGCCGGTACATCAAGACGGTCCATGACCGGCTCCTTATCCAGCACTCCAACTCGTGGCGCGTGAAGACTGTCACCGGCCTGGACGACCCTGGCAGCATTGAGGACGCCGAGCGGATGAAGGCGCACTTGTCAAACTCGTCGATCCTTACCGGCGGCGACGGTGTCCAGTTCGGGTCGCTGCCCGAGACCAGCATGCAATCCGTCCTCGACGCCGAACGGGCGGACCTCGGCACCCTGGCCGCGCTCGCGTCCGTCCCGTCATGGTCGCTGTCCGGATCGCAACTCGTGAACCTGTCCGCCGACGCGCTCGCTGAAGCAAAGTCCGCGGAACGGGCCCACATAACCGCGGTCCAGCGGGCTCTCGGCCGGCCGCTCCTGAACGTGCTCCGCGCGTCAGCTCAGCTCGAACGCCGAGTCGGGGATGCGAGCGACTACACGCTCCGCGTTGACTGGCGTGACACGGAGGCCCGATCCCTGTCGCAGGCCGCGGACGCGCTCGGGAAGCTGTCCCAGTCGCTCGGCGTGCCCGCCCAGCTGCTGTGGCAGCGGATCCCCGGCGTGTCGCCCGCCGAAGCGCAAGAGTGGCAGGAATACGCAGACGCCCACCCGTCCGAGCTGGAGGCCTACGCGCGGGCGCTCACCGCCGACGGTGAAGGCACGCCCCCGCCCGTCGAGGAGTCCTGACCGGTGGCCCTCACCGCCGCCGGCGCGGCCCTCACCGCCGGATACCAGCGGCATATCTCCGCAATGGCTGCCGCCACCGGCGTCGCAGTAGCCGACGCCATGGACGACATCGACCCGGACGACATCGGCGGAGCCCATCAGTACGCGGTAAAGAAAGCCGCTGACGCCATCCAGTCCGGCACCCGCCAAGGGCGAACCCTTACAGCCCAATACCTCAGCAGGTACGCCCGCGCCGAAGATATCGACCTCCCTTCCCTCCCCGCCGTGCGCCCCGTGCCCAGGCGGGACGCTGTCCGCACCGCGTTCTACTCAGGCCCTGTCCGCGCAAAAACCCTCATTCGCCGCGGCATCAGCGGGGAACAGGCTGTCGCCGAGATGCGGGACTGGGCTGCCCAATGGGGCCGGACCCGCGTTGAGTCCACAGCCCGCGACTATGTCATCCAATCCGCGAGACGCACCCGGCTGAAGTGTCGCCGCGTCACCGTCGGGAAGACCTGCGCGTTCTGTTCCATGCTCGCGGCGCGCGGCCCCGTCTACACCGAAGACACGGTCACGTTCCGTGCACACCGTTGCTGCGACTGCACCTGGGAGATCTGCAGAGAAACCCCCAATGAATGGCTGAAACGGTCCGCAACATCGCATGAGCTGCGCGTCAACGCCGCCTACCAGGAAGCCGCCGCGAACATCCATGCGGCCGGCGAAGCCCTATCCGGACGCCCAGGCCGGCGCAACATCACCATGGAAATGCGGCGCGTCGCCCCGGAGCTGTTCTCTGACGGATGGAAGACCCGTTGATATATACTGCACGCAGCACACCAAGAGGAGGAGCTAATGGCTGATTCGAAGCCCCGCCCGGACGTGTCCGCGTCCGCGGCGTCCACCGACAGCGACGCCAAGGCCGACCCCGAGTCGGCGACGGGCGTTGAGGAGCCTGCCAGCAAGCCCGAGGAGCCTGCCAGCAAGCCCGAGGAGCCCGCCAGCAAGCCCGAGGAGCCCGCTGGCGGCGGGGATGCTTCCGCGAAGCCCGCCGACACGGGCGACGCCGAGCCCGCCGACACGGGCGACGCCGAGCCCGCCCCGCAGGTTCCCGCCGAGGAGACCGCCCCGGAGCAGCCCGCCGTCGACTACAAGGCTCTCGCCGAGGCGGCCCGCGCCGAGCTCGACAACCTGAAAGCGAAGCTCGCCACCCAGGAATCCCTCAAGTCGGCCGGCCTCGCCCCCGAGCTCGCCGACTTCGTCTCCCTCAGCACCCCCGAGGACGCCCAGAAGCTCGCCGCAATCATCGCCCCCCAGCCGACACCAGCCCCGTTCGCCCCGGTCGGAGACGACGACAACGACGAGAACATCACCACCATTGGCAACCGGATCTTCGGTCGCCGCTGATAGAAAGGAAGCCCCATGGCTAACTTTGCAACCCCGGCGATGAAGGTCACCAAGAGCTCCGTCGCCGCTCTCCGCTACCTGTCCGCCCTGCCCCGCACCATCAACCGCGACGCCGAGTCCGGTTACGAGGCCGGCTACGGCAGCACCGTCAACGTGCCCATGCCCGTCAAGGCGACCGCCGCGACCCGCACCAAGGCTCAGCGTGCCGCCCGCAACGCCATCAACTACACCGACCTGACCCGCCAGTACGTGCCCGTCGAGCTCGCCGACCAGATCTACTCCGCGGTTCGCCTGCCCTCCGACTGGTACACCTGGACCCTGCAGTCCTTCGAGGATGAGGTCGCCAAGCCCACCGCTGAGGCTGTCGTTGACGAGCTCCCCAAGAAGCTGGCCGCTCTCATGACCACGATCACGGCCTCGCAGGCCGCTGACGCGGCCGCCGCCGGCGTTGGCTACACCGACGCGAAGGCCCTGAAGCTGAAGAGCGACTCCTCGAACGTCCTCGAGGTTGTCGCCAGGCTCGCCCGCGTCCTCAACAGCCGCGAGGTCCCCACTGCCGACCGTACGATCGCCGTGGGCCCGGGTGTCGCTGAGGTTATTCAGAAGAACCGCGACCTGGCGAGCGCCGCCTACCAGGCCGACGACGGCGACAGCCTCCACGAGGCCATCATCAGCCGCCTGAAGGGCTTCACCATCATCGAGGACCCGCGCCTCCCGGAGAAGTTCGGCATCGCCTACCAGCGTGACGCGTTCACGATGGCCCTGCGCGCCGCCACCGTCCCGCTCGGCGCCTCCTACGGCGCCAACCACGCCGAGGACGGCTTCGCCCTGCGGCTGATCTGCGACTACGACCCCGACCAGGCCGAGGACCGCGCCGTTGTCGACGCGTTCTTCGGTGCCGCTGTCATGGACGCCCGGCGGGCGACCGCCTTCGGACTCGCCTGATCGCAATGCCTACTACGGCGCTGGCGGACGTCACTGACCTCGGAGACTGGCTCGGGGAGAGCATCACCGAGGACGGTGACGTCCGCCGCGCTAAGTGGCTGCTGCGGCGTGCCACGTCACTCGTCCTTGAAACCTGCGGACGTGTCGCACGCCCATGGACGCCGGCCGACGTCCCTGGCGGCGTGCAGGAAATCATCCTGTCCTGCGCGGCGCGAGCCTACGTCAACCCCGAATCGTGGAACTACGAAAGACTCGACGATTGGATGGGCGGCGGGAAACCCGTCCCCGAGGACGGCCTGTACCTGACCCCCACCGAGAAGAAATCGCTGCTCCTGTACATTGAGGACGCTCCCGCCCGCGGCATGGGCGTGATGGGCACATACCGTGAGGTGTGGCCGCCCGCAACGAACCGCTACGGTGACTCCGGGTGGATCGACGCGATTAGGAGTAAGCCGTGAGCCACCCGCACGCTCGACGGCGGCGCGCCGAATGGCTGATGGTCGACTCGTGTGTGATCGACCGGCCTGAGAGGTCAATGAACTGGGACCCTCAGACCGGTCATGACGAGCCGACCATGTCACGCATGTACGAAGGGAAGTGCCGGCTCCGGCAGCAGACGTCGTACGGCACCGCCCCGACGACCGGGGGGCACACGTACGAGCTGCAGCAGACTGAGCTGCACATTCCCCGCGGCGCATCGTACGAGCCGCATGTCGGCGACGTCGCCACTGTGACCGGGTACGCGTATCCGTTCCGCGTGCGCGGCCTGATCAATCAGACGCACCGGACCGCGACGCGCATGCTCGTGGATGCGGAGACCGACTGATGCCCGCCGACGTGACTCAGCTCCGCGCGCTCGCCGCGGACTTCGCTTCCGCGCAGGAGGCTGGCTCTGCGGTGCAGGTCGGCGTCCGTAATGCCCTCGACTCCGCGAAGGAGCGCGCGAGGCAGGACTACCGGGCGTTCCCAAACAAGGGAATCGCCAAGGTGGGGGACACGTTCTCCTACGACACGAAACCGTCCGGTGCTGTTGTTCAAGCCGAGTTCGGCCCGTCGAAGCCGCGCGGCGCGCTCGCTAACATCGCGATCTGGGGCACGCCGAAGGGCGGCGGCGGGCTTCCTCACCCGGCCGACTACATGGACGATAAAGTGGTCGACGAGATCACTTCCACCCTCGACGAGATACTGGACAAGCTGTCATGATCAAGATCAGCCCGTTCGTGAAGGCCATGGAGAAGGCGTGCCGGGACCGATGTAGGTATGACGTGTACCTCGGAGAGGTTACGAAAGCCAGGCCGAACGTCCCGTACGTACTCGTGAAGCTGCCCGCCGCCGCCGCCGGCAAGGCCGGCACGCTCGGTAACGCCGCAGACGAGATCGCATTCCTACAGCCGCTCACCGTGGTCGCCTCCACCGCCGACAGGCTACTGACTGTGACAGACGACGTCCGTGGAGCACTCGACGGGTACGAACTGCGGGTCGGCGGCTGTCACGTCGAACCCCTCAGGCTGTCCTACTCGTCCGGGCTGCTCCGCGACGACCAGGTGGACCTGCCCTCCTACGGGCACCTGTTCTACTCGGTAGACATGTGGCAGATCACGGCGTTCAAAAGATCCGCCTGAGTTAAACTGACCTAGAAACGTACGTTGTCCGGCGCTGACGCGGCGTCGGAGAGAGGAGAAAGCCGACATGGCTTCGTCAATCCGGACGCTCGGCGACGGTCGCATCACGCTCGTCGCACTGGGTACCGACTCCGCCCCGGTCGCGAACAGGAAGGCGCCGACCGCGGATGAACTGAACAAGGGCATCCACTTTGAGATGTCGGTCATGAAGTCTGACTACAAGCTCGGCTCCAAGGGCAGCACCAGCGTCGAGGAGCCCGTCCTCGGCGCCGCCGGCAAGGGCACGGTGCCCGGCCCCGCCGAGTATGAGGGCCAGGTCAGCGTGTACTGGTTCTTCGACGACAACGGCCAGAAGGTCCAGGGCGGCGACAACGCCGTCTGGGAGCTGCTGAAGCAGACCGGCCGCGAGTTCGAACTGTACGAACGCGAAGGCAAGAAGCCCGAGGAGCCGTTCGCTAACGGAGACGACGTCGACTGGTACCACGTCGCCCCCGGCCAGCCGCAGAAGCCTGACGACAGGACCACGTACACGAAGCGCACCGTGTCCCTGTTCATCTCTGACGCCCTGGAGAACGAGATCACCGTTGGCGGCGGCAAAGTCCAGGCCGCCCCCACGATCACGTCGATCGACCCGTCTGGGAAGAAGGCCGGCGACACCGTCTTGATCACCGGTACGAACTTCGTTGGCGTCACCGGTGTCACCTGCACCGTGGGCGGGAAGACCACCCCGGTCGCCTCCTACCGGGTGCTGTCCCAGACTGCCATCAGCGCGGTCCTCCCCGTTGGCGTTCAGACCGGTAATTTCATTGTCACGAACGCGGTCGGCGCGTCCGCCGGAAAGTCCTACACGGCCGGCGCCTGATCTGCCGCCGCCCTGTACACTGGGCCTGTTGCCCCCGCTGTCATGTGCGGTCTCTGGCGGCGGGGGCAACACTTCGTATAGACCGCTCGAGACCGCAGACAGGGGACGCCGATGAGCGACCGTGTTGACGTCAACGCCGACAGCTTCGAGGATCGCACCGACGGCGCAGACGCGCCGGCAAAGTTTGATTTCGCCGCATGGATGGCAGGCTTCCAGCCGACCAGGAAGTCGTGCACTCTGTACGGGCGCACCGACCTGCTCGCCGTGATCGACCACCTCGACGAGGAGGCCCGCCTGCCTGCCCTGTCTGACGAGCGGAAGAAAGAAATCCTGGACGAGGCAAACTCCTGCCTGGAGAAGTTGAAGGCGTCCGGCGTCGAGTTCGTCGTGCAGACGATGTCCGTGTACGCGCAGAAAGAGCTCATGGAGTCCCTCGGCCACCGCACAAAAGACGACCCTGTTACTCACGACATGGAGTGCGCCTTCATCGCCGCGCACATCGTGGAGCCGACCGGCGTGACCGGCGAGGACATTGCCGGCCTGTACCAGGCGTCCCCCCAGCAGGTCGAGAAACTGTCTCAGTGCATCCGCGCCGTCGACACGGAGAACCCGACCATCACCGCCCCTTTCTCGTCCAGGTCCTGACCGCCCCGACCGGGGCCTGGCTGCGGTCCATGGTGAAAGCCGCCATGGACTGGGGGCAGCCGCCGACGGGGATGCTGCGGCGGTCTAGCGAGTGGGTGGCACAGGACTATGACTTAGCGAACGCCTACTCGCTGTACGAGGCGTCGCTATGTCCATGCGGGTGTGGCTATCCGCGGGACACTGCGTGGGACGAGTACATGGACGGCTGGTTTGAAGCCCGGGAGGTAGTCTGCTATGCGAAGGCCGCCCGCGAACGATGGGAGAGGGACCACTCCGAACGGAACAAGCAGGGGGACCTAACCTCCCCGCCGAAAGAAGGGTCACTCCTGTATGTCGCGGACGCCAAGGTAGAATCCGAACAGGAGTGAGGAGGATCTGGTGGCCGACAGAACGGTAGTCGTCAAGCTGACCGCCGACGCGTCCGGGGTGAAAGCCGGCATGCAGGAGGCGTCGTCCGCGACGAAGGGCGCAGCGGATGCGATGTCACAGGCGGGGCAGGCTGCGCAAGGCGCCGGCGACCAGATGGGCAATGCCGGCGAACGGGGAAAGTCCGGGCTCGCTGGCCTCGCCGACTCTGCACGTCAAAACGGGGCGGCTTGGACCACGGTTGGCACGGCAGTCGCCGGCGTCGGCGCCGGCCTGCTCGGGTTCGCTGGCATGGCGGGGAAGATGTCCGCGGACTTTGATGCGTCCATGTCGTCGGTGCAGGCCGCCACACACTCGTCTGCGGATGAGATGTCCCAGCTACGCGAGGCCGCAATTCAGGCCGGCGCAGACACGGCGTTCTCTGCGACCGAGGCGGCCTCGGGCATCGAGGAGCTAGCCAAAGCTGGCGTCTCCACGAAAGACATCCTCGCGGGCGGCCTTTCTGGCGCTCTTGACTTGGCCGCCGCAGGCGAGATCAGCGTGTCCGAGGCGGCGGAGACTGCTGCCACGGCAATGGTCCAGTTCAACCTGTCCGGCGACAAGGTGACCCATGTCGCCGACTTGCTGGCCGCCGGAGCCGGTAAGGCGCAGGGCGGCGTCCATGACATGGCATACGCCTTGAAGCAGTCGGGCCTTGTAGCCAGCCAGGCGGGGCTTAGTATCGAGGAGACGACTGGTTCCATCGCCGCTTTCGCTTCGGCTGGACTGATCGGCCAGGATGCAGGCACTTCTTTCAAAACGATGCTCCAGCGCCTGGAAAACCCGTCCAAGGGCGCGAAGAACGCCATGGACGACTTGGGCATCCACATTTATGACGCCCAAGGTCATTTCATCGGGATTACCGCTGTCGCCGAGCAGCTGCGCAACGGCATGAAAGACCTAGGGGAGGAAGAACGCAATACGGCGATGTCGACCATCTTCGGGTCGGACGCTATCCGTGCCGCGAGCGTGCTCTACAACGAAGGCGGCGAGGGAATCCAGGGGTGGATCGACAAGGTCAATGACGCCGGGTATGCCGCCGAGACTGCCCGCCTGAAGCAGGACAATTTGAAGGGCGACATCGAGAAGCTCGGCGGGTCCTGGGAGACCGCCATGATTAAGATCGGGTCGTCTTCGCAGGCGCCGGTTCGCTCTGTTGTCCAGCACATTACTTCCCTGGTAGATAAGCTTGGCGAGCTCGGCAGCGGCACCCAGTCCATGATCATGAACTTCGCCGCATTCGGCGGCGCGGCGCTGACGGCGGTCGGCGGTCTTATGGTGATGGCGCCGAAGATCGTGGAGATCAAAGACGCGATGAACACGTTGAACTGGACGGCGGCCGGGCTGAAGGGGAAGCTCGGCGAGGTTGCCACTGGCATGACTGGTTTCGGACGGGCCGGGCGAATGATGATCACCGCCGCCCTGATTGAGGGTGTCAAGCACTACGGCGACGAGGTGCGCCGTACCGGCGTGTCCGTGGACGAAATGTCTACAGCGCTCGCCCATGGCGGATCCGTCATGAATAACCTGGATTTCGACAAAGGCAAGTACTCCCTGCAGGAGTACTCGCAGGCCCTGGCAGATATCAGCCGCCCTTCCGTGTGGTCGTCCGTGCAGCAGCACTTGGCGTCTTTCGCGGACGGCGTTGCTGGCGCTTTCGGCGCGGACACCCGCTCTGACCTGCAGCGGACAAAAGACGCCCTTGAGACGACCGGCAAGGCCCTGTCGGGCATGTCCACCGATGATGCGGTGGCCCAGTTCAAGAAACTGTCGTCAGAGATGACGAATGGGACGAACAAGTCGATGATTGACTTGATCAACTCTATGCCAGATTTCAAGTCGCACCTCAATGAGGTTGCGAAGCAGATGGGACTGACGGCGGACGATAACACGCGTCTCGCGATCGCGCTCGGTCAGATCGATCCGAACGCTCAGGCGGCCGCTGGGGGCACGTCCCAGCTGGACGCCGCGATCCGCAAAGCAAAAGAGGGAACCGACCAGATCGTGCCGTCCATCGAAGAGGTCGTCAAGGGAATTAAGACTTACGGCGACACCGTGATCGCCAACAGCAACGCCGACATCAAGTTCCAGGAGGCGTTGAAAAGCGTCAATGACGCCGTCAAAGAAAACGGGGCGACCCTGGACATCACCACCGAAAAGGGACGGAAAAACCAATCCGCGTTGAACGACCTGGCGTCCGCGACGTTCGCGCAGGTCCAGGCCGCGCAGGCTGCCGGCGCAGGACAGGACGAGCTGCAATCTAAGATGCAAACCGGCCGCGACGCCTTTATTTCCGCCGCAGAGTCTATGGGACTCACCGAGGACGAGGCCGTCGAGCTCGCCGACAAGTACGGGTTGATCCCGGAGAAGGTGACTACTGAGATCAGCGCGGACGCGACACAGGCGACCGAGACTGCGGATGGGGCGACCGCGGAGATTAACGGCATGACGGGGACGATCAGCATTTCCGGTGACGCGGCAAACGCGGACTATACCCTGACCGTGACGGCCGACTCAATCAATGGCACGACTGGGGTGGTGGAGATTGACGCGGACAACGACCAGGGGCTCGCTGGCCTACAGGAGACCGTGCAGACGATCGACAACAGCGACGGCACCGTCTCCATTCTCGGTGATGCTACCGGTGCCCGGTGGGAGAAAGACTCCGTCCACACGGAGATCGACAACACGACCGGCACGGTGACGATCTCCGGCAACGACCAGGCGTCCGGGAAAGTGCGCACTGTCAAGTACAACATTGACCAGCTGCACGACAAAGAGATTTCAATCACCACCCGGATCAAACAGATCTTCACGAGTGTCGGACACTGGATCGGCGACCACGTGCCGAAAGGGTCCTGGCTGCGCGCCGACGGCGGCCCGATCACCCCGATCAAGGGGTATGCGAACGCCGGCGCCGTGCACGGCCCGGGCGGGGGGCGCGACGACTGGATTCCGGCGTGGCTTTCCAATGGCGAGCACGTCCTCACTGCCGCCGAGGTGATGGCAGCCGGCGGCCAGGACGCCGTGTACCGGCTGCGGAAGATGATCCGCGACGGCGATATCCGCAACTACATGGAGGCGCGGCGCTTCGCAGACGGCGGCGCACTGTCGGCGTCCTCCCCGTCAATCGGGGGTGCTGGGGGCGTGTCAGTGAGGCAGCTCCGCAAGGCCATGGACGGGATGAACCTTGAGCTCACCGTGGACGGGCAGACCACCCTGACTACCAGAATGAAGTCCGTCGCTGACGGGCGCATCGTCACCGCGAGCAGGATGATGGGAAGATGATCGCATGGCAACGATGAAAGCTTTCACGGCGCAGCACACGGGAATGCTGTCGCTGCAACCAAACCCGTCACCCGAGGGTGCCGCAGCGATACCCGTGTACGTGAAGTCGGACAATGGTCGAGTGCTCATCTGGCATCCGACCGACAGTGAGTGCATTAGCGACCCGCTGGCGCCGATCGGCGAGGAGACCACGTACGCGCAGGCCGGCGCGCCGGACACGACGGCAGTGCGCACATCCATTGGCGCGGACATCATCTCCGACGAGACTGGCCATGTTGCTGTCAAGGGGCACATAGTCGAGGCGAACGAAGAGTCGTTCTCTGCTGGACTGACGACCCTGTCAACATCGGCGGGCACGCTCGACCGATGGGGCCAGTCTGCCGAGCCCTTGTCGTACACGATCACGTACCGGACGAAAGGTAAAGCCGACTACGAGACGCTCCGTGCGCTGACGCAACGCCCCGGCTACTTGATCGTTGCTCATGACGGCGACGCGTGCAGAATCCCGTCGTGCACGATCCGCCCGATTCGTGTAGTCGCTGTCCAGAAAGCGACCGCCCAGCAGACAGAGTCTCGCCTGGCTGGCACCGTCCAGTGGGAGCTGTCCGTGACGGAGCGGCCGTCAGAGATGGTCCGCCACACGGAACAGTGGCTCGGCATGTACGGCACTCGGATGGGGTCGTGGGCGCCGTGCGTCACCTGGGGTGAGTGGCTGGACTGGGAAGCGAAGCTCGCGAGCGGCGACATCAAGCGGGACGTCACTTACCTGTGGGGCGGCACCACGCACCCGGAGGATGACAAGCTGCTCGGCGGTGACATCTCGGAGAACTGGTCGCCGCACGGCCGGCCAACCCGCGCCGGTTCTACGCGCACTGTCACGCCGACGGCGGGCACGTCCAGTTTCCGGCAGGTGCCGGTCGGTCACACCGTGGAAGTGTCTGCGTACGTGCGGCGCATTGGCAGCTCCCCTGACCTGTCGAATGTGTCGGTCGGCTTGTGGCTGTCGAACGGCCTCGGCTCCGACTCGACGCAGCGCTCGTTCGACCACCCGGATTCGCAGGTGCGAGGGAAGCCGGACGCGAACAGGTGGGTATCCATGAAGGCGACAACCGTGATCCGTGCCGGCGCAGACTGGGTCGCCCCATGCCTGCTTCTCGACGGAGACCCGTTGCCGACGGTCGAGTTCGCCGAGGTTGGTGTCGCGGACCTGTCACTATCAGACATCCCAGACATCACCTCGCGCACGTACAATGACGTGTGCCGGCACGTGGCAGGGATGCCGTCATGAGGCCCGGCCCCAGCCTGTTCGACATGGCCCGGCCGGCCCGGTGGCGTGTCCGCGTGGATGTCCGCTATGGCGGGAAGATCGAGTGGAGGGACCTCCCTGTCTACAATGTGCAGCTGGACTGGGGGAAGCTCGGCACGAAGGCCGACTCGAACCCGTCCGCGCCGGCCAGGCTCACACTGAACGCGCCCAGGCAGTTGGCGGCGAAGGATCCGACGGACCCGCTGGCCAACTACGGGCAGGAGCTGTGCCCCGTCCTGGAGATCCGCCCACGCGAGGGTGAGGGGTGGGATGTTCCGTTCGGGCATTTCCGGATCACGGACTCCCCGGCGAACCCCGAGGAGGCGACCGTGCAGGCGAGGGATATGCTCCTGGACTTGGAGGAGAACCCGCTGCCGTTCCCGCACTCGCCGTGGCTGGGGGGGACTCTCCTGTCGGAGATGCGCCGGCTGAACCCAGTGCCCGAGCACACCTATATTTGGGTGGACCCGAAGGTGCGTAACGCCGCACCGATGGCGTCCTTGCAGATGCCCCCGAACCGGCTGGCGTCAGTGATCATGCTGGCGGACTCGTGTGGCGCGGACGTGCGCATGGGGTACGGCGGGAAGATCGAGGCGTACGCGCGCCGGGCGGACTGGCAGACGCCAGATGAGACGTATCCCCTGTCGTCGGGTTTGCTCGTGGATGCCCAGCGGACCGAGGATCCGTCGGGCCGGCTGCCGAACATGATCGAGATCAACGCGAAGGGTGACGGGACAAAGTCGTACTCCCTGTCCGGGAATAAGTCCTGGGCTGACGCGATCAAACGGTCCGACCACGACACTGAGGTTGACGAGGCGCTGAACCTGCTGTGGGAGAGTAAGCCCACGACGTCGGCGTGGGGGCAGAAGGATGAGCTGTACCAGAACGCGAAGAATACGGCCTGGCAGTGGAGGCATAACCTATGGCCAGGTTGGGAGCGCGAGACTGACGACAAGGGGAAGACGACCGGGTGGAAGTCAAGCTATACGTATGATTTCCACATTGGCATGCAATACTACGGCGCCCCGTATGACCCGAAGCACTACGGCCGGGTAACGAAGGTCACGGACCTGTCGTCAGATAAGTCGTGGTCGAAGATGGTGGAGCAGGCCAACAGCGACGCGTTCCACGCCCGGGACAGGCTTCCCTCCTGGAAGGTTGAGATGGCGTTCGATCCTCGCGTTGAGATCGGCGACCTCCTCGCCTTTGAGATCAAGGAGGGAGAGTGGATTGCTATCATTGTCACGAGCTACTCGTGTTCGCTGTCTGACGTGTCGCGCACGATGACGGTGATAGGGCGGGAAGCTCGCCGCCACCTGTAGGGAGGAGACCGCATGAGTGATAGCAGCCTGTACCTGGCGCTCCGGGAGGGCAGCCAGGCGTCTCAGCGTCGTGACACGACGATCCGCTGGGTGAAAGGACGTGTCGTTGACACGGCAAAGACCGACCCGACCCTGCCGGCGGGGTGGGTGCGTGTCGGCATGCCGTACGACAAGCCTGAAACGTACGTGGCGGGGGAGACGCCCGGCCTGTACACGTGGCAGGGGGCGATGGTGACTGTCCGCCTGCATCCCGACGGCACGCTGCTGGCGATCACTGACGGGCAGGATGAGCCTGGGGATGAGCGCACCCAGATCGAGCGACTCGGTCCGGCGGGCCGGGAGATCGCCGACGCCATGAACGACGCGGTGGATGCGAAGAAAGCGGCCGCCGAGGTGAGGGGGCGCGCGGACAGGGCTGCGTCGGAAGCGGCGGCAGCTGCCCGCGACGCGACGGCGGCGAGGGCACGGGCTGAGGCTGCGGCCGCGAGTGTCGGCACCGTGCAGGACAGTGTGAAGGGCTTGGATGGGCGTGTCACCGCCGCGGACAGGGCTGCGTCGGAAGCGGCGGCGGCGGCGGACGCCGCAAAGACCACTGCCCAGCAGGCCGCCGAAACAGCGAAGCGCGCCGAGGATGCTATCAAGCAGTCCGGGGACAACGCGAAAGCGGTAGCTCTGGCCGAGGAGGCGAAGTCACTGTCGCAGGCTGCGCAGACTCTTGCCGGCCAGGCGAACGCGAAGGCGCAGGCCGCTGCCGACGCCGCGCAGGCTGCCGCGCGGAAGGCCGCGGATGCTGACACGGCGGCGAAGAAAGCTGACGCCAACGCTTCCGCGGTGAAGGCGTCGGCGGCCGGGGCGCAGGCCGCTGCCGACGCCGCGCAGGCTGCCGCGCAGAAAGCGCAGGCTGACTATGCGACGCTGAAAGCGAGGCAGGACGCGTCCGCCGATGACGTCCAGGCCGCGAAGCGGAAGGCCGACGGTGCTGCCGCGGCCGCTCAGGGGGCCGCCGAGAAGGCGGACAATGCCGCCGCCGCTGCTCTGGGGGCCAGGAACGCTGCCGACCAGGCGACTGCGAAGATGTCCTCCCTGGACGGGAAAGTGACGATTGCCGCGCGCGCGCCCCTGCCGGCCGACGGCCAGGACAAGGTTGCCGGATCGCTGTGGTGGGTGCAGGGCGCGGACGGGAAGCTCGGCCAGGCGTTCGTGTGGAACGGCACTGCGTGGGCGCTCAGTCAGGCTGGCAGTAACTTCATCGGCGACAAGGCGATCGGCAGCGCACAGATCGGCGATGCGTCTATCGGTAGCGCGCAGATCGCGGACGCGTCCATCACCGACGCGAAGATTGGCGGGCTGTCCGTGTCTAAGCTGATGGTGACGCAGGGCGCGAGGATGCCGCAAGCAGTGATCGATGTGATCACGTCCGACTCGGCGTTTCTGGGGGCGGTGGCCGCGCATTCGGTGTCGGTAGACCCGGAGAACATGGTGCGGGAGCCGCTGTTCGCTTCCTCGCCGTCCTCTGTGTGGGTAGTGTCGGACACGAATGCGGTCACGCTGGCGGCTACTGTGTCCGGGGCGCCGGGCGCCCTTGTGACTGGCGTGCGTTTCGTGAACGCCGTGGGCGCTCGGACGTGGGCACAGGCGACGCAGAAGGTCACGCTCCCTGCGGGGCGACGTTGGGTGTTGCGGATAACGTACCGGTACAACTCCGGCAACGCCGGCACGCTGGTGGCGACTGCCGCGGCGAAAGAGATCTGTCGCCCTGTGTACAAGGCCAACGATTACGGATGGCGGACCGAAGAGTGGCCATGGACGCCGGGCGCTGACGTCACGTCGACGATGTTCCAGCTGTCCGCTACGGCGGGCTGCCGCGCGGAGGTCGCGTTTGTGTCGCTGACCGAGGCGGTGGGAGCCACGAAACTGGCGCCGGGCAGCGTGACGTCTGACGCTATTTACGCGTCGAGGGAACTGTGGGCGAAGCTGGCGGCTTTCGCGTCCGTGACCACCGACATGCTGACCGCTGGCGATGCCACGATCACCGGTAAGGCGGTGGTCGGCGACCTGAAGGGCAACAATATTTTCGGGTCCAAAATTGTCGGGTCGTCCATATATGCCTATTCCGAGTCGGCTGAATCCATTAACAAAAGCGGGGCGGCGTACAAGGCGGTAGACGCGGACGCCGGCAGCTGGCAGTCCCAGGCAGTCCCTATGACACGAGTGTGGGCGAACCGGTACGGCGGCTCTGACGCTGACGGACTGTGCACGATCGTGTCTGCGTCGGACACGGAGATGACCGGTAAGTACACGTCGCGCCTGGACTTCACGTACAACGCCTGCTGGGAAACGTACGTGGACCTCCCGGACGGTGACGTGTTCGACGCGGCCTTGGATTTCTGGGTTGCCGACACCGGCGGGACGTCTGAGATAGAGATAGTGTTGCTGCGGGACGGCATCGAACTGTCCCGTAATCGCACCCTAGATGGCTTGCAGACGATCAGTATTGCGAACTGGAAGAAAAGTGACGCCGGGACTCGGCGCTACTACTTGCGCGTCTTCCCG